GAACCATGCTTGGTTCTTACCAAGCGGCCTGGTTTTCGCACCAGGTTCAGCCAAACAGTCTAGTTTGGTTTTCGGCATAGAAATAGGCCGATAAATGAGATGATGTCTCATTGGTTCATTCACCACTATGGGAATGATCATACCTCCAACATGGAGATAACTCTCAAACTCGAGAGGATTTCCGGTAATATCGGAAATATATTCGCCTTGTTTCAAGGCGACACCGCTCGCGTAAAGCAAGCAGGCTTTACCAAGTTCAGATGGTAAAGATTCTTCTCCAATTAACTTGGAGGCTTTCCTCCGTTTGGAGGAAAGACCAGCCCCTCCGTAGAGGGCCTGAAGGAACGTTAGTTCCTTTGACTTAAGGCGGGTTGCCTTAAGGGTGGCCGAGAAACCATAAAAGGATCTCGGCCGGGGAAACAAAAGTTCCCCATAAACATCCCTGATGTTTATTTCTTGAGAAGGACTCTCAAGGACTAACTCTGTAAGAGTTAGAGGGAAGGCCCCGGGAACCCGGGACCCAACACGTACCTCAGACATGGGTACGTCTAGGACTGAGATCCAGTCCGCCACTTCGGAGGCTATGCCTCCTTCGGCCTGGCTGCTTTCAAAGCATCCAGAAGTACTCACACTAATGTGAGTAGATACGGGCATCTCCCGTATTCTCAGCTTAATGCCGAGTCCCTTAGAGAAACCTCTAAGAACTGACAAGATTCTCTCGTCAGTCTTCCTCTCTTGCGTGAGGATTTCCATTTGTTCAACAAATGCTAACTCGCACATCTGGCGAGTAGGGCAGGGCAAGGCCCTGCCGAAAGTTCGAATCTGGCAAAGATTCGCGAGTTCACGATCCGTGAACTCTCGTGCAGTTAAGCACGATCTCCAGATGGAGAGGTGACCTGCGAACCAGGTCAATTCCACGACCCCAGTTACTGGGTCGTAACCCTGCCAATACGGCACGGTAGGGTGGGGAGCGTTATGCTCCCGCATGTCGCTTAACGCGACCCATTGCAGGCAACCTGCAATGTCTTTTAAACCTTTGAGAAGTTTCTCAAAGTTAAACGGCACAAAAACCGTTTTCTTAGTCCCGTCTTTTCGCAGGACTTGTTTCCTCCGCCCGCTAAAGGCGAAGTTTACAAACCATAGTTTGTACTTCTGTATACTTCGAAACAGAAGACGATCCCGACGAACAGGATCAAAATACTGGTTCAAAAGAACAGTATGCATGTTGGCAATCCAACATTCTTCGACAAATTTCCATTGTCGTTCGGATGCTAAGCACATCCTCCGATAAGTCGTTATCGGTAATTTCTTTCCGATCATTTCGAAAAGACGCCGAGATCCGGTCAGTTTGTTAACGCAATCCCGTTTGGGATCGTAACAACCGACGCCGTTCGGCCCACTTTGATAAGTGGCTAATCTCAAACAGAGATCATTAATTGGATTTTTATCAATCCAATTGGCCAGCTTTTGATCTGACCAACTTTCAGGTTTCTGAAAGAATTGATGCTTGTAAGCATCAGGTAAACTTTCGTCTACCTTAAGATGGGTAACCCCATCTGCCTTTTTGCCGGAATTGGGACCTCCGGCTGGCCCCGCAGATTGAGAAGTCTGCATAAGTTGAAAAATCAAC